CTTTAAACACCGAAGTCCCATCCGAGAGCATCACCAGCTTGGTTTTAACGCGCTGAGTGTAGAAATATTCGGCAATCCTGATGTCCTCTTTGCTAACCCATTCTGCCCAACTGTCGCCAGTAGCGGTCGCTTTAAACTGCCCGCCATCGTCTGCATTGGGATATTGCTTGTTGAATACAGCTTTCGGAATCATCGTGGTGATCAAGCACCGCTCTGCGTCGCTACCATCCGGCTGCGTGCTGTTAGGATCGAAATAGACGGTAAACGGGTTGTCAATCTGCCGAATGTAAATCTCTTGGTCGAATGAATCCTCGCGCACAAAGTCCGTCACGATGCGCCAGTAACCCCAGCCCATCCGCACCGCGTAATCAAATGCAGTGTCGTAAGCAGTGTCGGCGTTGCTGTTGATCTCAATGTGCCGTGTGATGCCCTCAAGCACTTCTGCAACCTTCGCGTCCGCTTCTGTATTGGTAGGATGCACCTTAATCCGCGGTCGCTGCTGGCGTTGCTGGTTAGTCACTTGCCGGATGTAGGCATCGAGCTTGTTGATCGTCAAACATGGTCTGGATTCCAAATTACGGCTGTTCTGCGTTTCTACAGGCCATTGATCTCCCGCTGCGAACTTCAAGTCCTCCAACGCTTCGCTGCGGTTCGTGCTATCCGCGGTCGAGCAAAGGCGCAGGAATTCAATCGCTTCGGTGATTCGCTTGTCGTAATCGTCTTGATAGGCCATGTTTTACCTTTTTTAGTTCATCCAACTGCCCATTTGCATCTCTGCTTGACGCTTGGGTGCTCGCCGTGGTTCGTTGACCATCAGCCCGATATACCTAAAAGCGTCTGCGCCGTGGCTGTATCCATCGTGCAGCGGCATCTTGCTGAACCGGCCATCTTCGTCCACATCATACCGATAATGACGCAAGCACGAAATGCCATCTGCGGCGTTTTCGCGGTCAAACCAACAGTTTGGGAAGATTGTCCTGGCTGCGTTGATGCTGTCCGGTATCGGCGTTCTTGGGATAATCTTCACCTTGTAATTAGCACCGCGCACGATTTCCTCAATGCTTTTACCGTTCGCCGCCAGCGTCTTGTTTTCAGCGTCGTGCGGTAGCCACAGCGTGTCGTACATATAACCAAACGTCTGCATCTGCGACAGGTAGTGACTGATGGTTTTCTGGTTGTCCTCCATATACCGAATCAACCGAGTTTCCATGCCGATAAATTGAAGGAACCATATAGCTGTTGCGTCAGACCAGCCCAAGTCAAAAATTGCATGGACAGGTTTAGACGGGTCATAAGCCACCCGGCAGATTCTGCCTTCCAGCTCTGCCATCTGCATCTCGTTTGCAAAGATGGCACCATCAACCGTCTGCCTGCAAATGCCTTCCCACACGGTGTTGTAGGAACCCATGTCGCGGTCTTTAAGTGCATCTTTCTCTATCCTCAAGACTTCGGGAAACCACGGATTATCTGACCAGTTTACTTTTACGGTTTGGCAGTCGGCTGGCTGGTGCAACACAAACCGCTGGTAAGTCTCGTCGGTTTCCAACTCAGGATTGAAGCTCACCCATATCTCTGATGCGTCTTTGCGAATTGTCGGTATCAGCACGTTCCAGCTCATTCTGCTCACTGTCTGCGCTTCCTCCACCCATGCTATATCCACGCCTTCAAAAGATTTGATGTTGCTGATGTTGTTTTTCAGACCAGCAAAAGCAAACTCGGTGCCGTTCTTGCCACGAATGCTGGCCTGCGTAATCTCGTAGAACGACAGCAAACCAAGCGCCTCGATTTGGTCGCACAGGAGTTTATGCACTGAGTCCTTGATGCTGGTCTGGTATTCCCTGGCACACAGTATCCGCATCGGTGATCGAGCGCCAAGAATCAGTAACGCTCTGGAAATGCCCCATGACTTCGCACCACCGCGGCCACCGTACGCGACTTTGTAGCGGGATGGCTTAAACAAGAATTCCAGCTTTTCAGGGAATTCTGCCTTTGCAAGTTTAGGTTTCATCTGTTTTGACGAACGACACCTGTATGCCAGCTAAGGGTTCTCCATCCTTGCCGGTCAGCTCCTGCCGCACAGTTTCAGACCACCGCATCTGCGCCTTTGTCCACCAGATCATTGCTGTGGTGTCCTGGCCCACAGTAGCCTTGTTGAACAAAGTCTTGGCCACCGCAGCCGAGGCTTGAGCCTTGCCCAGCCCAAGCTCAAGGTCGTAGTGCTTGCGAAGCGTCTCCGGTGCAATCCCAATCAGAGCGGCGATCTGGTCTTGAGGCAAGCCGAGACCACTAGCACTCTGAGCCTGTTGCCTTGTTTTATCTGTTGGTCTGTGAGGTTTGATAAATGACATTCTTTTTAAGGAAGCGGAATCACGCGGCTTTCTTCAATGAAATGAACGGCTTACCATTTGATTGCAGCGTTGCTGCTGTTCCACGTGAAACATCATTTCTTGTTTCGCTTTGAAATTGCCGCAGCTTTTGACTTAGCATCAGCCTTCGAGCTGGCACCCCATGCTTGCAAACTAAGCAGTAAGCGCGTTGGCTTACCGTCAGGCTTGTGCTCTGGTCCTGGCATGTTACCCATACGAGCCAAAAACGAAGAACGCCGCGGATTATCACCAGCTTTGACCGGCGGCTTTAATGTGCCACCTGTCTCTGCGTGATAACTGGCGCGGCCTTTTGCGTTCAAGCCGCCAGCGGGGTTCTTACCGGCTTTCTTTGTCCAGGCGGCAGTCATTTCTTTGTCGCTTGTTTTACAGAATAAGCAATAGCCTGCTTTACAGGTTTGCCAACCGCAACTTCAGCTTTGACATTCTTTTCAAACGCTTTCGGGCGGGTTGATTTCTTCAGCGGCATTAGGTGCCTCCAATTCAATGATGAGTAATTGATAAGCGCCAATCGTCGCTTGAGCTTGAATCACAAAGACGTTTGCCTTTTGCAATTCAGCCTCAAGCGCAGTGATTTTCGCTTTAAGCGAGTCAACCGTAACCATTTATTGCTGCGCTACGTGAATCAACGCAAACGAAATCACAAGTGCTTCCGACAATGATCCTGCACTAGCATTAGTTACCACGACCGTGAATGATCCGGCAGCAACAGCAGCAACCGACAACAGATAAGTGCCTGCCGTAGCAGAACCGGATTTGATAGCCAGCACCGGCACATCGTATGCTGAAACTGTGGAATTCGTTACGACAAATGCAACCTCAACTCCGGCTGCGAGAGCTGCACCATTCATCGTAATCGTCCCGCAAGGTGTGTTTGCAGTTACGCCGGTCGATTTACTGGTGGCTTGCGTCACCGCAGTCGGCACCGCGGTCGAGCTGCCGGTGTTATACCCAATCTGCCCGCTTGTTGAATTCACCAACGACAGATTTGAATTAACGATGTCTTGATCTTGGTACGCAACGCCTATTGCCTGAGAATTTGACATGATTTTCCTTTAGTTGTTTACGACTGCACAAATATCCATTTCGCTAATAATCTGATAATCCTGACCGTCGATATTATGCGTCGGCCACTTCAGATAATCACCGTTTCCGTACTTAATAAAATCACCTATTGCGACTTCGTTTGCTTTCGGTCCCACTGCCACCACGGTACCTTCGTTAAAAGGTTCCGTGTTTTTAACGATTAGCACGCTCGACAACTGCCGCACCAATGGTTTAACGACAATCTTGTTACCCATTGGCCGGATCATGCTGCCACCTTTGCCGGTCTGCCACGTTTACGCTGTGGCGGCGGCATCAATGTGATATGTACCGGCACGCTGGTGTGTATCGGTTCCAATTTAGCAAGCCGGACAAATTCGCCGCACCAATCAGTTTCGTGCTTGTTCTGCATTCGTGGAAACCGTCGGCAGTTTCCCATTATTTGATGATTTCTAAAAAATCGACAAAAACTGCAATTTTCGATAGTGTCAGATTCAGCCATTTCAATTATCCCCAATTGTGATGGTTAGAAAGCTCGGCATCTTAGAAATGTCGGGCTTTCGTTTTTACTGGCAGGATTTACGGTCGTGCGAATAACACACGGCCTCATTTTTGCCTGTGTTGAATTGTTTAATTTTGTCTTGCATACCTTGCGCTACGCCCTGACGCATCGGTTCGCTTTTCATGCCACTTTTATCTGACGAAATCACGCCTGCCGGGGTTTTTGCATTATTTCCATAAGCCATAATCGTTCCTTAATTAAGAAAACGCAGTTTGTACAACGTAGAATTTATGAGTTCTGCAATATTATCAACGAGCTGCACCAGTTCGCTGTCCTGCGGTAAATGCTGGCGCGATTCTTCAACAAAATCTTTTAAGCCGGACAAGTACGCGACTGGCTCGTCGATTGGCAGATGATAATCTGAGGAAAATTCCGTAATTTGATCGTACCGACCTTGATAGTTTTCGGCGTAATCGTCTACGAGATCAATGATAGATTCGTAATACTTTTGCAACGCTCTGTGCTTGCTGTAGCTATCTGTTTTCAAATGCAAAAGATGTGCATTCGTGCCGCTGTGCAGCAGCACCAGAACAAAATCAGCAACGTCAGCAGCCATAAGTGCCCTGTAAAAG